GCACCCATTACTATAAAAGGAATCACTTGTACCCATGCTATAACCCATTGTAGAAATTCTAACATAAAATTCTCCTAGTTAAGTTATTTTCAGGAGTATTTAGGTTTTATTGGTGCCGATAGTGTATTTTGTAGTCAATTTCCACTCGGATTTATCTTTAAATGGAATGATTTTGATTTGCGATAAAGGTGCAACAGGTTCTTCGATTTTACTCTTATCGAGTACTGATAGAAGCTTCCATTGTTCTAGAAGTGTCACGATAGTGTTTCTGCGACCTATGTCTCCTTCGTCTATGGATGTTGGTTTACCGTCTAGTTTGAATAATTCTTTGAAGTGTACGATATAGTACTTCCCACGTTTGTGTAGGATATGACATGACTGGAACAGTTCATTGTCTTTACGAGACGCTACACCAATTCTAGATAGTGTTTCTCTTATCTTTAGGAAATCGTCTTTTTCGGGGAAGGTAATTTCTACCAATTCCGATACTAAAGCCTCATTGTCAATCATTACTTTGTCCACCAGTTTTCATTCTGTTTTTCAGTTCACGATACTGCTTATCTGTTAACACTTCCATATACTCTTTTGCTTTCAGTGTTGATATTTGATAATACTTTTTTATTGTATCGAGTTTTTTACTAACATATGGTTTTTCCCATTTGGAAAACCTTTGTCTTCTTCTAAGTGTATTTAGTAAAAAGACGTATTGAAGACGGTTATCAAGGTGATGCCGATTATTCAATTCGTTAATAAAGAAAACAGAATCTTGGTGGTAAGACAAAGATTTGTTTGCGAGGAATGGTTGATATGCTTTTTCTTCGACCTCATCAACCATGAGGTCTTTTTTATCATAGGATACGGACTTGACAAAGTCAAATGGACTACGTTTAGTCATTATGATTGGTGGCGTATAAATGAACGTACTAGTTCTTCACCAGTAAGTCGTTCACCAAAGGTGTGTATGTGTTTACCCTTTCGTGTTCTAACAACGAGACCACTATTGTATATAGTATCAGTCACAGCGCCCTTGCCCTTCTTGGTGTCTTGGGGTCTATTGTCATACCACATTGTATCAGTTGAATGAACATGGATTGAGGCAGAAGTTTTTGCCCACTCTTCTGCTTTTAATAAGTCTCTTTGATATTGTACTCTATCGTCATATTGTGTCATTTGAATTTACACTCCGACATTATTTCAGTCAAACAGGCGACAAAGTTAATTTCATCGTCCATAGAAAATGCAGCTTTATATTGATAGTCTGCAATAATCAAAACACACGCAGGAACTGAAGATGGTTCTAGTTCTGTTTCAAGTGCATTGAATAATTTTCTGAATAGTGTAGTAAAATCGTTATCAGAATTCTGACCGACCCACTTTCTCATACCTTTCCAGTTCTTTTCTCTAATCATATTTATGAGAGGTCTAAGTTTCTCTTCATTCAAAGAAGAAAGTAACCCCGAATCAATAACACCACTGACCCCATACCTTTGCATTTCATTTAGAACACGTCTAAAGTCGGGGAAGAATCTCATAATCAATTCTGCAAGGACTGGTTCGTCTGCAGTTATGTTTTCTAGTTCACATATGTTTCTAGTTCTTGCCAACATTTGTTGTGCGAGAACAGGTTTCTCTGAGGGGTTGATTTTGAAATCAATTACAGTTGTTCTAGAGTGTAATGCAGGAATGATTCTATTCTTATAGTTACAAGTGAATATGAATCTACAATTAGAAGAGAACTCTTCTATGAATCCTCTCAATGCAGGTTGAACACTCTCTGCATTAATATAATCTGCCTCGTCAAGGATAACCACTTTCGGGCCACCACCCAACGACATAGTACTAGCAAAGTTTTTGATTTTGGTTCTGAGTGTATCAATCAATCGTCCTTCATCAGAACCGTTAATAATAATATAATCTGCACCAAGTTCATTACACAATGCTCTTGCGATTGTAGTTTTACCACAACCTGCTGACCCACTTAAAAGTAAATTAGGGATTTCACCCTGTTTTACAAATTCTTTAAATTGGTCTTTGAAACTTTGAGGTAATATAGTATCGTCAATTGTTTGTGGTCGATACTTTTCCACATATAAAAATTCTTCAGTCATTCATTCCGTCCATAATAAAAAGTCAAAAATCCCCACCTATTTTTGTGTGTGTATCGCCTGTGTAGAATGATGAGAAGGATACACTCCCATGACAAAGTCGAGATAGAACAATTGCCATTTCATTATTATTTATACTAGGAACCGTATTTTGAATCGGGTTCTAGTGCAATAAAATACTCTAAATCTATATCTGCATTTTTGAAGTGCGAGATACCTTTAGAGGATACTGATACATCATAATTACCAGTTAGTATTTTAAGATTTTCAATCTTAAAGTTCATAGAATACTTAGTTCCATCACCTTCACCCACTACTCGTGAGAAGGTATTAGAAGCTGCATTCTTTTTATCACTTACAGTTAGAGATACGGTTGTGCCGTCTGACTCTAACACTAGGTCATTCACACCTAGAACACTTGACGCTTTTTGCAGGTCTCCCAACAATGTTGAGGTAACCTTAAAACTAATCTCTGCATCAGGCATTGTTATCATTTTATCGGGTGCAACAACCATTCCTTCAGATGCATAATAGTATGCAAGTTTAGAATTGTTATCTGCAATCGACAACGAGGATTCACCAAAGTCAAAATCGGGGTCTTCCATTAAGGAAGTTGCACCCAAGAATTCAGGCAAATTGTATATAGAAAAATTAGTTGGGAACGATTCACTTACAGTTGCTACTGCAAGAATATTTTTCATATTGGAAATCGTCTCTAACTTATTTCCTTCTTTAACTCGGATTCCCGAATTAATTGTTGAGAAGTTCTTTAGAACATCTTTTGTATTATCACTTATTTTCATCACGTTAATTCTCCAAATCATGAATATATAATTGTATGATAGCATAGTGTAAGACTTTCAATAAATCTTTTCTATTCTTACCACCCTTTTTTCCATATCGTTGTGCATATTTCAATACATTTCCGAGACAGAATCCTTCACCATGACCAGCGTCGATGATAAATTCAGTTGCTTGATACTGGTTCAAACTATAATGTTGGTCATAGGTTGAGTCAATATACGATTGGAGCTCCTTAATTAGAGCTCCTTCGTTATATTTGTATTCAGTTTCAGACATACTATCCATTATACTCTTCAGACTCTGATTCGTCAATAGGGTTTTCAGTCACAGTATTTTCCTCAAGGTCTATACCGTCATCAACCTTAGTGTAGAGGTCAAGAATGGACGCTCTAGTCTCAGAATCGAATCTTGAAATGCACATTTCAATGGACTTCATTTTATCACCAAACATTCTGAATGCATTCACAATGTGAACCAATCTTCTAGTGGTAACAACATCATCAATCGCACCTTCATAGTAGGATTTTCTGATTATATCTGCCCAGTCCACTAACTTCTCAACGAAGTCTGAGTCAACCGAACCAGTCAATTCCATTTCTTTCGAAAGAATTGATTTCTCAGTTTTCACTGGTGGATATTCTTGTTGCATTGTAATCGCAAATCTTTCCAACATGGCTTCGTTCATGATTTGAGTTCCTATGAACTTTCCATCGTCTGAACCTTGACCTTTGGTATTTGCAGTCGCAAGGATTGTAAACCCAGCAGTAGGTGAAACCCACTCACCAGTTTTCTTGATTAAGTATCCTTTACCCTCAAGAACTGATTGTAAACACATCAATTTGTTTGAACCCAAGTCAACCTCATCAAGAAGAAGGACAGCGCCTTTCCTCATTGCTTTGATAACTGGGCCTTCTCTAAACATGATGTCGCCACCTTGTAAAGTGTGTCCACCCATTAAATCATCTTCATCAGTCTCAATGGTAATGTTCACTCTGAACAATTCTCTTTTTAATTGAGCACAAACTTGTTCAACCATTAGGGTTTTACCGTTACCACTCAAACCAGTTACGAAAACTGGGAAAAAGATTTTGGATTTAATGATTCCTTTAACGTCTTTGAAATGTCCAAAAGGAACATAGTTTGACATTTTTTCAGGAATGATTTTCACATTATCCAGTATGTTAAAACTTGAAGTCTTAGCTGCGACTGGCATTTGTGCAGGATTATTCACTGCAGGAACAGGTGCAGGTGCAACTGGCGTTACAGGAACAATCGGAGTTACGTTTTGTGGTTCATAACCACCGTTGTAACCACTGATTACTGCTTCAAGATTGAAGGTATTCGCACCAACTTTGAAATCATATCTAGATGATTTACACCAGTAAGGCATTCCACCAATTTTGTCAAAATCTTCCTTAGTGAAGGAAGTTTGATTGGGGAAAGCACCAGTAAGCGCCCCTAGAAATTCTTTTCTATCGGGCGTGAAATTGAAATCCTTGTCGCAAATGACAACGGACTCAGACCTATCATAACTTCTATCAGTCATTACGCTGCCTCCAACATTCCAAGAGGAACCGAATATCTTCCATTCGGAAGTTCGACAGTCGCCCTTTTGATTTTCACTTTGATAACAGTACCAAGTGTTTTCTTGGTTTTCTGTACCACATAAACCTTAGAACCAGCAACTATGGTAGATTTACCAAGTTCGGTTTTAAGGGAATTTACCAAAGAACTAACGGCATTCAATTCCGCTAGAGAACTGAGGGATT